GCACCTATTGGGTTCTCTATTGCTATACGGGGGATGCCGCTATTTAGTAACAGATGAACGAATGCGAGTGCTTCATCGGTCAGCTTGGGGTCGCGGAGACCACGAGTCGTCCAGTGCATGCCGCTGCTGCACAGGTAGGTGCAGGGCGGGAACGCGATCATCATGTCCCACTGCTGCTTGAGGAGATCACGAACATCACCACGGTAGTGCTGGCCCACTGTATCGCTGGGTTCGAAGTCGCAACTCCACGCATCCCAGCCTCGGGCCGCGAACTCATCGCGAACCCGGCCACTGTACTCGCAGGCCACAAGAACTCGGGGCTTCACAGGGACACCTCCTCAGAGAGGAAGAAGTCCTTCTCCTCCCCGTTCATGGTCACGCCATTGGTCCATGTCAGTCCGATGCAGTCCCCGTTCAGGACGCACTCGATCAGGAACCCGGCAATCACACTGCCACGAGTCGGATCGAAGATCACCCGATACGCCCCGTTCTTCCAATGCACCACCTTACCGGACAGCACCGCCTCTTTGATCTCGTTGAGTTTCATATCGGGGGCGAACCTACCGCACCATCATCCTCGCGGTCAAGTGGGAAAATACCGCACCATGAGAAATATGTGAACCTCATCTGGATCAATGTTTACGAGGGTCCGAGCGAAATACGTCGCGCCGCGCCATAATTTATCCGATTTCCCGATTCCCGATTTCTGGTTCCCGAATTCCGAATTCCGTATGGCATATGCAAGATCTGGAATACCGCACCATGAGACCGCATGATCCCGAAACAGATTTCGGGATGATAGCGGCGGGGTGGGACATGGGATGTCTTACCTTGGAGTGATATGTAAATAACCTGGCGAAGGGTAGGGGGGGCACGAAAGAAGGATTGGCCCACTAAGGAAGGGAAAGCGGGCGGGCGGGCGATGCCATAGGGGCAAAAGAAAAACCCCGCAGGAGTGAACCTACGGGGTGTGGCGATTGGCTTGGATTAATTACCCGCGAGAGCCGACAGAATGAGAAGGAGGGTAAACAAGAGACACAAAGCTAGGTAGCCTAGGACGCGAAGTAGGGGCTTCACTTAAGCTTCCTTCCGTCGATCACATCCACCCGATACTTCACACCGGGCTTGGTGACCAGTTCACGCACACCGTCCCAACACGGGGCGCACATCGCCCGCACGGTGGCGCATTTACCCGTCTCGTTTTCCCAGACGGAGAATTCCACAGCCCGTCGGTAGTCCATCAACTCCTCACAGCGCGGGCAGAATATCGCCCGGCCCACGGAGGATTTCAGGCTCTCTCGGTCGGCATTGCGTTTGAACGTTTCAAGGATGTCTTTCATATGGTTTTGCTTGGGCATCAATTGCCCGCAGAACCCACCGTTGCCGATGGATTCTCCGGAGAATTCAAGCTTGGGATTCAATGAAGTGTCGCTTCCCGGTCCCGTGGGCAGGAATCCACACCGATTGGATCCCGTTTCGTGAACCGGGGCAACCCAAGCAAACGGAACACGGGGTTCCATTGCGTTCCGAAGCGCAAAGGGTCTCGAAAGTTCTGTGATCCATGTCGGGCGAGACTCGAAAGGTACTCCATCCCATGGAACGAGCGATGAGGAGTTCAGCTGTCGTGTCCACGGAAGCCATTAGAAGGGTTTTCCACCCTTGCAAACTAGGCTTGCGCCATTGATGGGTGTAACCTGTCCACCCGCTTGAAACACCCGCGATTGCAAGCGCAAGGCCGATGGGAATGTGGGTGGGATCACCATACGCTCCGAAACGGACTTTCCGGCCTGCGAAACAATCCATAAATTGGAGGGTAGGGTATCGGCCTGCACGCCACGCTCTCCAAATGCCAAGAGGCGCTTGGCCTACGTTGACGTAGCACGAACGCCCGCCTCCGGTCCCGTCGCCTCGGTGGACGCAGGAACCGCAAATCAAACGGTCCAACCCTTCCTTGATTGCGCGGACGGGGTCCACGGCTTTGACAAGAATCCACACTTGGATCATGTCGCCGGTTTTCCGATTGTCCGAAGGAGAAGAGAAGCCGGTGGCGATCACGACACGGGATGAGTCTTCATGAAGGATGAAGCCGTTGCTCATCGGGAACCTCCGTTGATCACGGTGAAACGGATGTTGTGGCCCGTCGTTTCATTGGGACCCGTCGAATATCCGATGAATGCGGCGAACTCTACAATGGAGAGGTTTCTAGTGTAGGAATCCTCAACCATGGTTCGGACGATACCGCGACGACCGAATGCGCGACGGGCGGCACGTTTCGCGAAAACCCCAGCGGCGTCTCGGATGGAGTCAGCACGGACGGAACGGAAGCCGTTGCAACGGTAGAGAGTCAATTGACACCTCCCATCAAAGCTTCGGCCAGAAGCCAAAGGATCGGGAGGAGGAGAGCGTTCAACGCGAGGAAGGCGAGGAAGGCGCGGAGTTTATGGGATTTTTTCATAGGTGTTTTAGGTAGGGAAATTAAGCGGTGGCGGATTCGACAAGATAGAGAACCCAATTTTCCGGTTCGTCGGACGTTGAAGGCCGATCACCGAAAATGGTAATGGTGCCTTCGATGTTGTCCCAATCAACATCCCATTGATTGCGTTTCAGCCAATGAGCAGCGGATTCAACGTCGGCGACTTCGACGGTCACAGGTCGGCCCAAGGCAATTGACTCGTCGATTGCGGTGAGGAGTGATTCGTTGGTGAAGATCCTTGTAAGCTCTGCAATATTGTCGGCGGTGACGGTGAGGCCTAGGCCTAGGTCAACGCATTCTGGGAATAGGGTGTCGCCTATTTGAAGCGATCCGGTGAAGCCGTCTTTTTTGTTTTGCACGGGTTGAGAATGCAGCAGGAGTCAACAGGAGTCAACAGAAGAAAACAGAAAGGGGAAAAGAGACTATCGGGAGGCATGGCAAAGGCGGGTTCAAAAATTCAAAAATGCGAAAACCTGGCGATCGATTCAGGGGTTGGACATGCAATGTCTGAGGGGGGGAAGAGGAAGACAGGAAGACCGCAGAAAACCCTTTCGACGGATCAGGTAAAAAGAGCAATCGAAGCCGCACGCTTGGGAATCCCTGCGGAGCGTATCGCAATCGGATGTGGGTTCCATGATGGTGGGAACACTTGGGCTCAGTACCTGATCAGGAACCCTTCCTTTGCTGACCAGATACGGGAGGCGCAATTTCAAGGAGAACTAGAACTTGCAAGCGTAGTACGCTCCGCAAGCAACGGCTGGCAAGGATCCGCATGGTTGCTCGAGCGTACCCGTGGTTACGTTGCTCGCGCATCGCTCGAGCATACTGGGAAAGGTGGGAAAGAATTATCAATTAGCGGTAGTCTGCTAGGAGCTTTTGGAGGACAATCTAAATAGGATAGTGTATACGAATAGCGGGTTGTAGTAATAGGACCACGGGGGAGGGGGACCACCCAGGTGGGGGGTGGGTGATACCTTATACCCCCTCTCCCTCCCACAACCAATTTTATGGCAGTCAAGCAAATTAAGAAAAAGAAATCCTCTTCACTCGGCATGGGTTCGCATATCCCTGCTTGGAAGCAGCGTAAGCTATTGGAGGAGGCTCAGCAGTTGCAGAACTTCCCTAAGATGATGCTTGGCCTGCGTGATACCTATGCGTGGCAGGAGAAGGTGTTGGGAGCTTTGAATGAGAAGCACTCGAAGGTAGCTTTGAAAGCGGCGAATGGTTCTGGCAAGACGAGTATGGTGGCCGCGAGTGCGGTGATCTGGCACATGCTCCGCTGGCCGGGGAGTTTGGTGGTATGTACCGCTGGTGTGTATCGACAGGTGGCTGATGCTCTGTGGCCCCATCTGCGAAAGATGATCAATGGGTTGGGGGGAGAGGAGAATGGTTTCTCGATCAAGGATGGCGAGATCCGCTATGTATATCCGAAGAGGGGGGTGGATGGTCAGGAGTTGGTGAGCCGGTGTATCGGGTTCTCGGCGAGCAATCCTGAGAAGGCGGAGGGCTGGCATGTACAGGGTCCGAGTGGGGATTTGATGTATATTGTGGACGAGGCGAAGGCGGTGCCGGACGGGATCTTCCAGTCGATGGAGCGGTGCCAGCCTACGCGGACGTTGCTAATGAGCAGTCCTGGTGGTAGCTCCGGGTATTTCTACGATGTATTCAGGCGGAATGATGGTAAGTGGCAGACCTTTACCGTTACCGCGTTTGATTGCCCGCATATTCGGAAGGAGTGGATCGATGATCAGTTTGCGAGGTGGGGCGAGGGGCATCCGCTGGTTCGGTCGATGATTTATGCGGAGTTCATGGAGGATGACGGGAGCCTCACGGCGGTCAAAACCTCTGATTGGCAGAAGGTTGTTTCTGGCCCACCCAAGGAGGAACTGGACGGGCACAGGTTGACGGCGGGTTGTGATTTCAGCGCGGGCGGGGATGAGAGCGTGATGGTGGTGCGTCAGGGTAACACGGTTAAGGGACTGGTCCGATGGAGGGATAAGGACACGATGGCCAGCGTGGGTAGGTTCATATCGGAGTTCAGGAAGTGGAAGCTGAAGGCTGAGGATATTTATGCGGATGTGGGTGGAATGGGTGTGGTGATGTGTGATGCGCTGAGGGCGGAGGGTTGGGATGTGCGGCGGGTGAACTTTGGTGAGCGGGCCATCCGGGATGATCAGTTCGTGAATCGGGCGGCGGAGATGTGGATTGAGTTCGGGCGGATGGTGGAGGAGGGTAAGGTGAATCTGGGACCGGTGGGGACGGATGAGGTGCTGTTGCAGCAGTTCGTGAGCCGGAAGGTGCGGACGAACGGGAAGGGGAAGTTGACGCTGGAGGGGAAGGATGAGCTGCGGGCGCGTGGGGTGAATAGTCCTGATCGGGCGGATGCGGTGGTACTGGCTTTCTGTGGTGGTGGCGGGAAGCGGATGGACGAGTATTTGAGGGCGGTGAACGAGGATGGGCGGAGTTTGATGGAGAGGTTGGAGGATGAGATTGGCCCACTAGAGCATAGCGAAAAAGGGGTTGCGCTTGCTGGATGTGATGTTGGGGGATAACAAAGGGGCAGCATTTTATGATGAACGACAAACAGCGGAACGCGTTGCAAAGCCAGATTGTCGAGGCTGTGAGCCAACGCAGTCCGTGGGAGCTGAGGCAGACGAGGTGGTATGAGTTACGCCACAATGGGTTGCGCCGTGTGAATAAGCCCTGGCCGAAGGCGGCGGATCTGCATTGGCCGCTCATTGATACGGCGATTGAGAAGCTCAAGCCATTGTTCCTCCAGCAAGCTCTGGGTATGGATGTTGTGGCCAGCTTTGTGCCGATGCGCCAGCAGTTGAATGCGTATACGAAGGTGGCCGAGGATTGGTTCAATTATAAGATCCGGGAGAAGACCAACTTCATTGATGAGGTATTGAGCTGGGTGGATTACACGCTGATGAGCGGGCGTGGGGTGATGAAGTGCTTCTGGAATCCGGGTGATAAGCGGGTGGGATTCGAGGCGATTGATCCGATGTATTTCGTGGTCCCGGCGTACACGGTGGATTTGCAGGATGCGGACTGGGCGGTGCATGTGATGCCGATGAGTGTTCCGGCTTACAAGCGGGTGGCGGCTCAGCTTGGATGGAAGAGTGATGCGAAGACGATTGAGAAGATCCGTGGGAACCCGCAGCAGGATGATAACATTCCGGGGGCGGCGACCGAGGATGATGCGAAGCAGTTGCGCGAGGGTATTACTTACACCACGAACACGGATGGCGTGATTGTTTGGGAGGTTTATAGGAAGCGGGATGACGGGGTGTGGGAGGTTTATACTTACAGCCCTGCGGCGGTGGATCTTGATCTGCGGGACCCGATGGAGTTGCCGTATGAGCATAACCAGTTGCCGTTCGTGGACTTCCCGTATGAGATCAAGGACAAGGGTTGGTTCAGTCCAAGAGGCGTGTGCGAGATTCTGGCGGCGTTCGAACTGAGCATGACCGCGATGTGGAATCATAAGCATGACGCGATGACGCTGTACAACCGCCCGCTGTTCCGTGCGGAGCGGGAGCTGCCGAATAGCATCAATCTGCGGTTCCAGCCGGGGCAGATTTTGCCGTATGGCGTGGCTCCGGTGCAGATGCCGCAGCCTCCGGTGAGCTTTGATCAGGAGCTGAACCAGACGCGGGCCATTGCGGAGAACCGGATCGGTAGCCCGGATTACGCGATGAGCAGCGCGATGAGCAGTGGTGGTGATCGCAGGACGGCGACCGAGATCCAGAGCATCAACGCTCAGTCGATGCAAAGCGGGGATTTGCGGGCGCGGCTATTCCGCATGGCTCTGGGCAAGCTGTACCGACAGGCGTGGGGCTTGTATGTGCAGTATGATTCCAAGAGCTTGCGCTACCGCTTTGCGGAGGACTCGCTGGATGCGGACCCTGTGGCCCTCCATGATCAGTACGAGCTGGAACCGAAGGGTGGAATGGACATGGTGAGCCGCCAGATGATGGTGCAGCAGGCCATCAGCCGTAAGCAGTTGTTTATGAACTCGCCCTGGGTGGATCAGGTGGCGTTGGACAAGAGCATCATGGAGCTGGATGACCCGAGTTTGATCAAGAAATTGATCCGTGATCCGGGTCAGAAGGTCCAGGACGAGCTGGAGGACGAGACCAAGACGATCCCGACGCTGCTAGTGGGTATTCCGGTGCCCGCGAAGCCGGGGCAGAACTACGCTGGGCGCATCGGGGTGCTGATGCAGTACCTGAATGGGGCGATCCAGCAGGGTCAGCAGTTCAGTCCGGCGTCACAGAACGCGTTCATGGTGCGTTTGGACAGCCTCTTGCAGGCTTACGAGCAGGTGGCAACCAATGAAGCGCGGAAATTGCGGAAGGAGATCCAAACATTCCTTACGA